AAATGGAGCCTCAAGGAAATCGATATTATATGCCTCGATGGGGTGGTGTATGGACCTATGTGTGTGCCTATGTTAGCCGGGTGTGCCAGATGTGCCTTAATCAGTAATTAGTTATATGTTAGCCAAACTTTCTTTTAAGATTTTTGAGCCGCCTACTCTCACATTGATAATTCCGTTGTAATAATCGTCTGAAAGCAGTACTTGTCTGTCAAATTGTTCTTTTGCTTCTAAGTAACTGGCAACTCCTCTACTAGGGCAAAAGTATAGTATTTCACGAATAAAATTGTCTTCTCCATACTTTGCTACATCATCTTTTAAATGATCTGAACTGCCCCAATACTCTCGCCAGTCACTTTCTTTAGTGCCTCGCCTTTTGTTCTTTTTGCCTTTTAGTGGTGGTTTAGTTGTTTTGAATTTTGCTAGTTTTTTACCGACATATTTCATGCCGTTCTTTTTGTTCGTGATTAGATATACGAATGCTTCACATCCTTTTGGTAATTCGTTTACTGTATTATCTTTATGTATCCAATCGCTAGGCATCTAAATATTCTGTGTCTGTATTGTAGTTTGTAAAGCCACCTTCTTTAACTACTGTCAACACATTATTTACACGCCCAATCAATTCTTCTTTGTGAGAAATGAGTAATATGTTTTTGCTTTGCTCTCTATGCATCTTTTTAAGCACCGCAAGTGCATTTTCTACACCCATTGAGTCCATGCCACTGTCTATAAGTTCGTCTATACACATTAAATTCATAGGCCTATTTAAGCTCTCATACATGTCTCTAAACGCCCAAGATAGCCCTAAAATGAGCCTATTTCGTTCACCTCTACTGAGGTTATCAAAGTCTAAGTCACGCCCGTACTCTGTAATTTCGACGCCTAAATCGCTCGCAAATTTCACATCATGTGGTAATCCTAACTTGTCTAAATAGTGTGCTAACCGGTGATTTAGGTATGCTATGTTCTGATCTATAATCTTTTTACGGATAAAACTGTCTTTACTGGTAAGCAATTTGTATAAAAACTCTTGATGATCTTTTAAGTAAGTTAGTTCATTCATTGTTTCGAAACTGATTTCTTGTAAACCTGTTTCTTTTAAACCTTCGATTTGATCCACATAAGGGTTAATTTCATCTGCTTTATCTTCTAGTTGCGACTTCAATGTTTCTAAGTTATGCCTGTGCTCTAACGCATCTTCTACCTTAGGATAAAAAGTTTCTACTGTTTCCCCTATTACTCCTAATGCATCTTGCTCGTCTTGTATTTCTTTATCTCTTTTTTTCAAACCGGCAAAGTATTCTTCCTCTTCTGTAATTTTCTCACGCAACTCTTGTGTGTATGCTTCGTGCGTATCTAAATGTGCTGTACTTTGTTCACAAGCAGGACACACACCTTCTATTGCTTTTTGTAAGTTATCTTTTAGTGTAGATAGTTTTTCGCTACTTCTTACAATACTTCTATCGTTAACTTCACGCTCGTTGTTTAAGGTTGTAAATTTTGTAGATTGCTCTGCAACAAATGTGTTGTGTTTATGCTTGTTAATCTCTGATTGTATATTAATTTCTTGTAACGATGTAATTAATTCTGCAATTTCTTGTAACTTATCATTGCGTTGTTTGTCCCATGCTCTACTTCTGCTTTCAATTTCTTTAATGTTTTTATCAATACGTTTATTGCTTTCTTCAACAGCATTAATTCTAAACTCTTCTTCTTTGATGCTATCTCTAGTACCTTTCATAAGTTCTTTGAGAATTTCTGCTTTTTCTGACAATTCAGTAATACCTAACAACTGCTCAATCATATCACGTTGATCATTGTTTTTCATTGAAAGGAATGGCTCTGTGTAAGTGTTAAGAGCAATCAAATGCTTAAACATGTTGTGAGGGAAGCCAATAATCTTTTCGATTTCTTTTTGTGTTTCTCTGCTGTCTCCTTGTTGCTCTTCGCTAAATGCATCTTCTCCATTTACTAACAACCTTAACACATTAGGTTTACGCCCTCGTTCGATACGATACTCTCGACCCTCAATCTCAAAGTCAACAGTAGTCATCATGCCCTTACCGTTTGTTTTATTAATAAGGTTATCACGTCTAATGTTTGTTAGTGCTTCACCATACAATGCATAACTGAGTGCATTGATAATAGTAGTTTTACCTGTACCGTTTCTGCTACCGTCTCCACCCATATCTAAGTTATGACCGAGAACTAGTGTAAGTTGGCAATTATCAAAATTAACTGCCTGAGTATTGTTACCAATACTCATAAAGTTCTTTGCACTTACATTTTTAATTTTTAACATTACTGAGTCTCAATCTCATTATAGATATCTATGAGTTTTTGTTTTTCGATTGTTTGGCTTTCTATAGTTTCTAGTTGCTGTATTACAATTTGATCGACACTTTCAAAAACAATATCGCCACCTTCGTATTCCTCTTCTTCTTTAATAGGAATAAGTTGCAATTCTCTGACATTGTATTGTTCTGCAAATTTTTCTCTAATAAAATTTGCTTCTTCATAACTAATACTGATGTCTAATTTAACTCTAGCATAGGTATATTCGTCTAGCAAGGTTTGATGATTGTCGAGCAGTTGTTTAAGTGTAAACACTTTGTATTTCGGGCATGCAGTCCAATTTACATACTGTGGTTCATCTCCCCATGTTAAGAACATAGCACCACGTTCGTCATCATCAACGTCTGCATAGTTGTGTGGGAAAGCATTGCCGATATAGTGAATGTTGTTTTTGTATTGACGCTTGTGGAAGTGCCCACTGAACACATACTCTGGACCGCTTAACATGTCTGCTTTTATACCATCATGATCTGGCATTTCTACCATAGCATTCATTTTGAAGTACGGTAACTCAAAGTGTCCAAACATATATTTGCATTGCATTTTTGCAACTTTTTTATATTCGGCACCTACTAGCCAAGGAATAATAGCAACATCATCTTGTAAGAAATGATCGTCTACCATTACAAAGTTAGATAAGTCACGAGCATATTCAATGCTGTTAAGTTCTCTTTTATCTCTGTAATACAAATCGTGGTTACCTGTTATAAAGTAAACTTTTTCAAATGCATCGTTGAGTTTTTTGAGATCTTTGATAGTAGCATTCATGGTTGCTACGTTAACACTTGCTCTATGATGATGCCAGTCACCGAGAAATATACAAGTTTCTGCATTTCTTGCTTTCGCTTCTGCAATAAACCAGTCTATATATCGATGACAATCATCTAAATGTAGTCGGCTATTTTGCTTTAAACCGTAATGAATATCCGTAAAGCAAGCCGCTGTTTTAAACAGTTGGGCCATAAATTAATCTGCTAATGATTGTGTATCTTCTTCTGCGGCTTCACGCATTGCACGAATTTGTTCTTCATGTGCAATTTGTCTGCCATAACTCGGTAAGTGTCCTTGCTCGATTAAGATATCATCTCTAATAGTTTGATTTCTTTTTTCGATATTAAGCACTCTGGTAAAACTGTTGTTAACTGCCGCAGTATAATATGCAAACGGATTGTCTGACTTAGATTCATCAAATTGTAATCCAATTTGTGCTAATTGTACTAATGCTTGTCCACGCATTTCGTCAACATAAGTGTAACCTCTCCAGTTTGCTCTGTGGCTGTAACGCTCAACAAGTTTTAAAAACATTGTTCCAAGTTTGTTTGTGATACTACCGTGTTCAGTGTTAAACTCACCATTACTTAAACTGCCCTGCCAATGACTACGAGCAACCTCTACAACATTATCATCTTTGTATGCATAATGCTTAAAAGGCTTAAAGTTTACTTTGGCTTTTTCTTCCGCAATGTTTTTAGGGTTCTTTTTACGCCCTTCTTCATCAGGAATATGTTCATATGTCATAACTCTAAACACTAAATCTTCTATGTCAATAGACTTAGGATCAACAGCAAATTCTTTTTGTTTGGGTTTATTTTTATAATCTTTAGGATCGTGTAAAGCCATCGCCGCTTGATATCCTTCGTACTGCATCTTTGCGGCCTTGTTTTCTCTTGCTTGTTTTACGCTATTTCTATTGATCTTTTTGACATCTTCTAAAATAATATCAAAATCCGTGTATTTTTCGTCCTCAATATAACAGTATGACATCTTGCTTTTGTGAATCTCTGTTAAGATGTCTCTGTTGTTTAAGTAATTAATTTTTTTCTGCGTTGCCATAAAATCTCCAATAACTCAACAAGTATTATACACAATATAAGATTATTGTCAACTATTATTTACCCACTTTTAAAAATTATAAGATGTTTTATTGATTTCGATAAATATAAGCATAGCAGGAGTTAGTATGAGTGCAAAAAAGTATATTGGCAATCTTACCGACGGTTTAATATTTAAGCCGCCTACAATGCGTGGTGGTATAGGTCAGGCCGATTCTTTATATCAAACAGCAAAAGAAAGAGAATTAAGAGATAACATTGCTCGAGAAACTGCTCAAGCAGGCATAGTCGATGTTATATCATCTGGGCAAAAAGGCACAGGTACTCCTGTTGACTGGAGAGCTAGGTTAAGACCTAAAGGCGGTGCGGCAGATAATTTCTGGAAGGGTGGCAACACCCTTATAGGAGGCTCAGGTGAAAGTAGTGCAGGTGATGATTACTTATTAAAACCACTTAAAGATTCAGGTGGTTTAGTTTGGCAGTATACTCCTAATATATTTGTGAGCGGTAGAGCAAATTACGAAATAACAGATTTTTATGGTTCTAATTATCCTCTAGTAAATTATACTAATTCTACTCCCCCACAATTGGTTGTGGTAGAAGATTTTACTGCTAACACTATTGCAGAAGCAAGATACATGTTAGCAATCATGCACTTTTTAAAAATTGTTACAAAAAGTTTCTTTGGAGACCAAGCAGTAGCAGATGGCATGTACGGTACACCGCCCCCAGTAATGTTGTTTGAATATTTGGGAGATCATGGCTTTAACAAAGTACCAGTAGTGGTAACAGACTATCAGTATCAATTAGGCGACGACGTAGACTATGTTCCTGTTAAAACAGGAGTCAATGGAGACGAAACTACTTTTGTACCAACTGCATCAAACATTTCTATTACACTGCAACCAAGTTATACACCTCATAAATTGCGTAAGAAGTTTGACCTTAACAAATTTACATCAGGTACTAATTATAAGGACGGGTTTATCTAATGGCAGAAATTCACAGAAGGGACAGTTTTTTGAGACGTGCTGGAACATACGATGTGTTTTTAGATATTAACACTTTGCCTA